CATGCACTGAGGTCCAACGAGTGTAGAGTTTAGCTGATCTACGAGGAGTGATATCGGCGATGCGATCGTCAGAGCCCCCGTCTTTCAACGTAAATTCATACAAGACACGCTCAAAGTCGCTATCTGTCCCTCTTTCGCTAGGGGAGACAGCAAAATGCTCTTTGTACTCATAGCACTGGAGGTCTTTGTTATACCGACCTACAGCATCTTCCGTCCATGCCCACCCGGGCATGAAATACTCGTTCATTCCATCGATGCAACGTCTACCATTTCCGGTAGGCAACATCACACGGGGCCCTTTCAGATTAAAGAAAGGTTCAAGGAGATCACAAAGATCATCCGTGATTCCGTTTGGAATTAACTGGAGTTGGTTGAAGAAGGCGTACCGGGATAATTGGTCTGTGCTGCGAAAATGCACAGGCCTAACCGGGCTACCTTCCCACCAATCGGAGCCGCAACTTTCGCGGAATGGGCCAGCGCAAAACGATTTCTCTGCGTTGGGTGACATCCCAAGTTCGGCGAGCACATTACACAATGGATAATAGATGCTTTTATGCACTATTAAGTCATCACCATAAACCAAGTACGGAAGTTTGACACCGTACTCAGCCATGCATCCTTCGATAAGAGACTGGAAAATTATAGTCTCTAAAGGGAACGTAAAACCGTTCCCCATCGTAGAAAACATAGGTAATAACACTGTGTATTCCTTGCCACCTGTAGTAATATAGGTGACAGGAGACCGCAGCTCGCAAAGAGCGCGGTACAGCGCAGGAGATGATGTGCTAAATAGACTTTTCACCAGTTGGATCGATATTGAATCGCTCGCTGATGATATATCTATTGTCGCATACTCACCACTTATGCTGCCATGACGTGCTAACCACCGGTTCATGGATTGGCCTTGCGAAAGGTCGATCCCAGTGGCTAGAAGGGCGCGCCTCAACACATTACCTAATCCCAGTTGATAATACACTGAGAGCGTAGGTTCGATTGAAATAAATCGATGTGTGAGGTAGTTCTTTGGTACGAATGTACCCTCGTTATAGTGTCTGACACTTATGTTGGTGCTGATATCGTCGTGTCTAATGAAACCACGATCGAATATCCGCATGTGAGCAGCCAGATTTGTCCCAGATACCTCACAAGCTCGGGTTTTGTATTCCCGACTTGTGCGTTTTCCAGAGACATCTAGAGTTGCCCCAGGTCCATGCTTGCCATTTACCACGATATCCGAAGATAATCGGTGGTCATCCCAAAACGAGTAGTTCTCACCTATAAAGCGATAAGCTTTTGATAATATAAAGTGAGTATCTCGGGTCAAATGACCCATCGAGATTGCGTTATTGACGTATGTCATACGCGCGCACGATGAGTGGAATGTTTTGAAAGCAGTTTGTTCTGCATTCTCTGATGCGATTAATTCGCATTTGGAGAATAATGCCAAAAATTGCGCATTTTTCAAATATGTGAGTGGGTCGCGATACATCTGTTGCGACCCGAATGTATCTTTGATATGCTTGAGCTGGCTAAAGTTCCGGGCGCGTAGTGCGCCCGCGGCCAGCTTAGCATATGAGATATTGTTGGACCTGCCAAAGGTTTCCATCATTTGAATAACTGATGGAAATTTCTTATGGTTGCATGGACGCCCCATAATTTAGTCCTCCTGGTTAAACAGTACCGTCGTCGAAGACGAGGGTATCGCTGTCAGGTAAACGGCCCGCATCAAGATCAGCACGAATTTCGCTGTCTTCGATTAAGGCTGCTGCATTACGCAGCTCCGTTGCAATCTCGGCATTGGTATAGCCGATAGGACGACGCGTTGAGATCTCAATGATGAGATTCTGCGCATATGGGGCACCATTCGCATCAAGCTTGCCGCGAACGACTTTTAATGCGTTGCGTTGAGCTCCTTCGGGACTCGAGTGGCGGAAGTTTGCCACATGAGTTGTATCCAAAGAATGGTCTGGGAAATGGTGCTCTACCGAGTCGGCCGAAAGGCGGGCCCGTTCCAAAGTTACTTGTGCCATTATTGACTCCAAAAATGTTACCTAAAGCAGTATTCACTACAGAGTGAGTGCTATGAGGTAACCAGTTGTATTAGCGAGGGATTATGCGATTTATTGCACGAATACCTCTAAGTAGGGCAACGGCGTCTAGTACGCGTTGCCAGTTGAGTTTGAGTCTAAATCGTGGGAGCCAAGCCGCATCTGATGATGCAAGTTGACGCCTTTGATAAGAACGATAGGTAAGGGCTTTATTATCGAGAGGTATTTCACTCCGATATCGAGCTTGAGGGACTGTTATTGGAATTCCATTACAGTAACTCTCGTACGAAGCGTTGATCCGTTCCTGCATTCCTCCTACTGGAGTAGCGTAGGTATCGACTTTCAACGTGTACCCACTATCGACGATTTTTACTCCCCACGGCATCCCATAGGATGCAATGGTGTCACCAACATCTATGAACCAATCTAATACGAACGAGAGTGGGATTAACTCCCACGCGGTTAGAAAAGGATTGATACCAATGCCGGCAAGAGCGTCAATACGAGCACGCCCGGTAGAATACACATGTAGTTTGGCGGTGGATTCAACTTCCAGGTGGAAAAACTCACCGAAGAAATCAACTCCATCCCAAGATGGTCCTAAACCGGACACATCTATACGGCCTACATAGGAGTCAGTTGCGACAGAATGACCTGTATTTTGAGTATGCATTTTACCGGAAAGAATTTTCAATCCGGCTTGCACATCAAAGATAATAGGCATTATGGCGTAACGATACTCCAACCATAAGTTGGCAAGGGACCGTGAGGTTCCTCCACGTCGTGTAATTGCTTGCACGGCTTCAACATATGATCTAAGAGGTCGTACAACTTTGTGTATACGATTCGCTATGAACTCAAATGTTTCTTTGCGCTCAGCCAAAGTGGTTAAGAGATCAAACTCGACATCCTTCGCGGATGCAATCGAGTCTTTTAACATCTGGGGTATCTTAGATGTTAATTCCGACAAATCATGAGCTAGGGATAAGTCCGGTGGCGATTGTGCCACAAGATATTCCCTCACTAATGATCCAGAATGGAAAGTGTTATTACAACACTGTCCGACGCTGGGCCAACTGTCAGTACGACGGAAGGCTAATTTATCAGGATACAACGTTTTCACGTTATTCAGATAATTTGTTGGAACGATTTCACCTCGACGTATACGTTTACGGAAATCGCTTGTTGGGGAGTCAATTACAATTTGAGTAAGTGTGCGAGTAATTTGCAAACTTTCCTCATCAGTAACTGAAGCCCAAAAGCCACAGGGATCATATTTTGAACCCTGTGGCACTGACACAGTTTGTGTACCAGCAGCAATGTCTTTCCGACGAGTACGTAAAGGTCCACTAGGCATTTCACCTAAACTCCTTTCATAAGGTAGA